GCAGAGGTGAGGCGAGATGCCTCAGGGGCCCCGGTGGCTTAAGGAAGGCCGCCGGGAGCACCCATTAGTTAGGCGAAACACAAATTAATGTGAATAGCCATATCTAGTGGGCACTTGTTACATACCGGCCTATAAGGGCCAGTAGCCGTTGGAGTATAATCCCAATAGGGAGTTAAACTCCACTTCGTATCGTAGATAGTAACGTTAAGCCTAACGCCTATCTTCGAGTTTCGGACACTACCATGAAGCAATGCAAGCAACAGCCCGGATGGGTTGTATACTCGCTTCTTCGTCCATTTGGGGGTAGCTATAGCTCCATCTTCAACTTTCAGTTCCCTAGGCTTAGAAACATAGCGTTTGTACGTGTACAAACCTGTGCTCTTATTCCTTTGGGCTTTTGAGAGATAAAGAGGAGTTCTAACTCCGGCATCAGCATTTTCAGCAAGAGGAACGTGGAAACGTTTACTCAGGTGATTATACAGATAGCCGACTGTCAACGGGAGAAAAACACCCGTCTTGGCAGACCACTCATTTAGACCATTGATGGCAGTGTAGCGATCCTGCTGTGAGGTAAGGGACTTTACATATATCCCTCTCACATCGTGACCATAATAAAAGTCACGACCGCAGGACTCACGAAACGGACCTTCAATGAAGGTTTTCTCTGTGTTAACCTGGAACCCTAGGATGTTCAGGAGACGAATTACGCCGTTAGCAACTTTTTGCTCAACGATGATGTCATCTCCGAAAACACCGAAGTTACCAGGAACGTCTACTCCACGTTTAGACTTGTTTCGAACAAGCTTCACATCAAGTACACGGTACACAGCAGAAACGACGCAAGAGAAGAGCAAGGTTTGCAAGGGAAAGGTATAACCATTCCCCATAGTGCTTACCATGTTCAACTCTATCTTCTCGTTACCCACTGAAGTTCCAGGACAACGCAAAAGGTTTAGCCAACGTAGCATATCGCTAGGTAGGATTTCCTTAAGCATCCTGTTGCCAAGTGAGTCGGAAGCCGAAGAGAGATCAATTGTTGCAAATGAGTCTCTCAAGGAACCGAGGCGAGAAAGCTCGCGATTGTATTCTGGTTGCGTGTCCAAAGAGATATTAAATACCTCCCGGATGCGATTTTCCAGTATATGAGCCATTCCCAGCTGATAAAACATATTCAGCGAAGGTTCGGTACATATCAATCGTGAGATGTCGCACGTTTTATTGACGAAGTTAAGACGACTACCTCCGACTATGTGGCACTCACCAAAATGTTCAGCACGGAAAACCTCCGCAGCTGACCACTCTGGTAGTGTTGAAACATAGTCTCTATACGACGTATAGAGTAACGGACGTGTACAGCTCAGTGGTGAGGAGAACATCTTCGTGTAGAAGTCTTCCCCTCTGGCATCGATGGATGACCCTGGTCCCGTCCTTGCATGATCTAACAAGTCATGTAGGTGCGAAACTAGGGGTTCTCCGTTACGATACCAAAAGTTATATAGTGAGGATTTCAACTCTCCTAACATAACTTCATCCACATCACTGTCAAGACGCAAGGTCCAGTTCGCGCAGGTTTCATTAACCAGCTTGAACTTCTCTAATGCACGCTGATCAGCAAACTCCGATTTTGTTTCCACAAATTTCTTGTAGAACGATCGAAGAAGAGCATGACTAGCAAACATTTCGAGACTTGCATCTTTCGGAGCGTTCTCCGGTATTTGTACATCTACCGGATAGTACTTCGACAGATCCGCCCGAAGGCGAGAGTAAAGAGCATCAGAGCAAAGGCCCATGATGTTGTACCTCCCAAGTGTTTTACGGGTTATGCCACAAACAGTGAACGGTCGTGTAGAAAATACTCCCGATTAGGATCAAGAAATGGCATGGAATTTCTTCCATTGTCACTTCCATCTTCATATCGGGGATCTTCTTTAGGGATTACTACGGGCTCTCGCCACCGATCCTTTAAAACAGGATTAGGTGGGAAAGAGAACCCGAGGTAACCCCCTACAACCGACACAGCCAGGGCATAAAGGAACGCCTTATCTCTGGGCTGAAGTTTCATAATGAAACCTACAGCAAACCAGATACCAAAGCGTCACCTATTTCGGTCGACTGGTCAGAAGCTAGACCAATCAGAGCCGAAACACCTGCACGTATGTTTTCCGGATCAGCCAGATCTGAACCAGCCGGTACCTCAAAAACGAGGTAACCAAGCATGGGCACATCAGCTTGACCAGAAAGCGGAGACACCCCCTTACGGAGGATGAACTTCCACACATTACGTGGCACTTGGGTTACAACACCAGTCACCGGATTCAACCGACCCAGAGGCTTAAAAGTCTTAGGGCGAACGGCTGTAATGGTGAAGGGCTTGCTCACCGAATGAGTATCGACTCCAGTCTGTGTTCCGCCTAAAGCGGTGACAGCATACTGGATTCCGTTACTATCCGGAGCGATATCACTCGTTAAGGTATACGTCGGAGACGTAAGACCCGTCTGAGCGGCCCCTGTAAGGGGACTTGAGGGTGAGTACGACATGGAAAACTCCACAATCAGGTTAATGGCAAAATTGCCGTTTGCCCGTGGAAACAGTTGGGTGCATCGGTGGTTCTCACCGATTGGAACACGTAACGTCCACGGAGTAGGATCCGAGTATTATCGATAGGCCCCTCTAGCAAGGAATTTACCTTGACGAGAGGAACGTCGTGTAGCAATGAGCGCAGCCATATTCAGCCATTTACGGCCGAAACCAGGTAATTCCCAACGAAAGTCGGGAGTAAAATCACCTGTATAGTTGTCTCTTTGAACACGCCGTCTGTGCACTTCGAACTCGGGACGAACAAGCCAGGTCGGCTTGGAAAAGTAACCTTGCGTTTCAAAAGCAGGATCACCTAACCTTATCACGCTTCGAAATAAATCGAAAGCATGAGTAGATAAGATGGTCTTGTTTGTCCACGTAAGGCTTCCTCTACCTTCCGACCAACCACTGATCATGTCACCAATATTGGTGAAATAATCGAGAAGGAAACTCCAGGGTAGAAGCTCGTAAACTGTCGGAACAAATTCGGAGGTTGTTAGTCCGAAATGTCTCGCCAAATTCACGATGCGACTCCCAGGATCAAGCACAGCTTTACCTCGGTACACGATTTTACAACTGTACCGCCGACGTATCCAAGTATCAAGGGTAATGATTTCATGACCCATGGTATATGGTCCGTAGACGGAAGCGGCTTGGTGTTGTTCAGCAAAGGCTGAAAACCTCTTCTGAAACACCTTGTCGCGTAGTTGTTCTAAGGCTTTCACACCGTCAGCAATATCATTCGCTGCCGGGATCCAGCCAAACGAGTACTCGAGCCAGCTGTCCCCTAAGAAACTATCGAAAGATTGACGTGAGCGATGCTTACGGGATTGCCTCTTGGCATTCCCCAAAAAGTCACTCACGCCTCTACGAATAGCTCTCGCAGGGTTCCTAATCATATGGAGCGTCTCCCTTAGCTCGCCGAGAAAAGTACCTCCTTGAAAGGAGGTCTCAAACTCTTTGAGCTTGCGGAGAAACCGCTGTTTCGCCATATTGTCAACCTCTGTAACAAGGTCCTGAGGAATAGACGTATCACCAGGAATTCCCTGATAGTAACGCGGGTATCCGTAGAAGGCATTAGTATGGGAATCATAGTCATAATCAGGCCGAGAAGGTAGCAATTCTGCTACTCCTAAACCAGATTTATACTTGACTCTCACTTTGGTGCCGTCCATGGATGTAGTGGCGTTTAAGCCTTGAGCGATCCTTTGTCTCCAATCGGGAACATTATCCCCGAAGGTGACAGATCCTCCTACAGCCATCGGAAACGATACATCGTTCTTGTGATCATTCTCCGCGTCTTGCGACGAGAAGAAATGAGCAGGAACGATCCGCGTAGAACTTTCAGTCTTGGTATACGACATCTCAAATAACCTCATCAAGGGATCGAGGGCATAATGCCCGCGGGGTCGG